CACATAGCAACCGTAGCATTCCCATGTCTCAAGTACGTTAGGAGTGCTTGCACCATTGCCACCGTCTAATACTTCAATGCGAGTAGTAAACTTGTAGTCAATAGCACTAGCTGCCGATGCTTGTTCGAAGAAGTCAAATTGCTTCTGCATTTGTTCACCGACTAGCTTACTAACGTTGCCAGTAGCATCGTCACGTAAGCTAATAGCCATAGTTTGCCATGTATGCTTGCCTGCGTAGTTGATTTTACTGTTGTAAACTTCAATAACTTGGTTAGCAAATTGTAGGTTAGGACGAACAGCAGTTATAACCTGCTTTGTTAGTTCTGTAGTTGGAGTTGAAACACCAAAGTTTTCAAAGCTCACTCTAAAGCGATACTTTAACTTTGGCATCAACATGCCTTGTGTGCTAGATGATTGGTCACTAGCCAAAGGCACTGTAAATCTTGAAAGTGTTGCGATTGCCATTTAATTTAGCTCCTCTATGTATTTATAGGCCTTTGATCTCGCCAGTATTCTTCAAGCGTAATGGAATGTAAATAAACTCCACTGCTTTTACTGGTTCAATCGCGATATCAATCCATAACTCGTTACGATCAATTCTGCTAGGAGTATTGTTGCTTGTATCGCAAACTACTAGATAATCATAAAGAGCACGTTGTCCCACTAGTTCTAATAGTAAGGCTTCAACTTGTCCTTTGATCTCGTCACGTGTAATCTTGTCGTTAGGTTCAAAGATGTATGGCTTAGCTAGTTGGTTTAGTTGTCTACGTAAGTAAATTACTAAACGTGCTACGTTGATACGGTCTAATGCGCTTGCTGCCTTAGCACGAGTCTTCTGGCCATAGTTTACCAATCCTGTTCCTGTAAAGAATGTAATTGGGTTAACCTTTGTTTCATATAGTGTGTCACGCTGTCCGTTGTTTAGTGCAACTGACTTAAACTCACCTTCTGAACTAACATAACCAACTGCTGTTGCATTAGTAATACCGCCACGACGTACACCAGCTGGTGCAAACCATGGATAGCTAACTTGATCACTTAATGATATAGTTCTTAAAATCATATGGCTTGGTGGAACAGCAATGTTATTACCAAAGTTGTCACTTGTAAAGCCCCATGGATAGAACATGGCCATGTATTCGTCAAAGCTAGCTGCGCCAATATCGTTATCTTCTAACGCACCGTTTGCATTATTACCCCAAGCAAGCAATGAAGTTGCATCTGGTGTTAAACGTGCAGGTGTATCTCCGATAACAAACGCTGTTAATCCACGATCGTAGTTTAAGCTAATCATTTCGCCAATTAACTCAGGATAACCTGGGCAAGCGATCAAGTTAAAGATACGTCCATCTTCATCACGAATTTGTTCGTTGCTATTAACTGTTGATTGTAAGGCTTTAACAACAACTTTACGTTGTGCGTGGTGTCCAAAGCTACCAGAACCATCGTCTTGGTTGCTAGATACTGTGACCCAACGATGTGGATAATAGTCAGCTTGTGACTCACCACCAGTGCTGCCTGGATCATAACGTAGATTATCGTCAGCTGTGTTAACATGGTCGCGCATAAATGCTTTTACATTATAACCGCTGCGGCGTAGATTCCATAGCAACATACCCTTTGGATATAGTGCTGGATCTGGGGCATCAAAGTCTAAGTAATCACTTTCTAATAAGTCAACAATCATACCAGCTGTATCACTATTGATACCGGCTGTGTTATAACGTGCATCAGCAAATACAATGCCGTCTTCTGTTGATTGATCAGACTTGTCAACTAGTACCCAACGTTTAGCAATTGGAAGATTTGCTAGTTCAAAGTTAAACTTATAAACTTGCGGGAAATTCTCAATATCAGCTGTGCTGACCCATATGTCACCAGTGACTAAATCACCACCCTCTGACTGTAATTCAGGCGCTGTTGCGCTAACAATTGGACCGTTTGGATCTGAACCTGGAACTCCGTTCTTGTATCCTACCCATGTGCTACCGTCATGGATCATAATATCGACTTCATCGATAACTGAACTGTACCATAGACGTCCGTCTGCTGGAATACGTGTAGGAGCATCGTTGCTGGCCGCATATACTAATGGTGTCCAGTTGCTAGCAACTAAATCCCAGTAGCCTTCTGTTGCGCCCTGTGGTGCTTCAAACAAGTACTCTGTGCCTTGTCTATAAGTTTGTGAACTTGGCTCATAGTCATATGGTGTAAATCCGTATACTGACAACGGAGTACCTGTACCCTCTTGCATACGGAATTCACCACCAGTTTTATGGCTGATCAAAACTCGATTCTGTGCATCGACTGTTGCTTCAATGTTTGTAAAACCTGCTGCATTGATGGCTTCAGCCATCAATCCTGCATCTGCAGAAGTTCCTGTTGAGGTCCAGCTTACTGTTTTACCATAGCCTTCACCACCATCTAAATTTGTTAGCTCATAGTCGCCTAGTGTAGGTGTTCCTGTTAGACTTTCTGCTAATTCAAAAGATCTAGCTACACTTCCACTGCCAACTCCGCTTGTACCAATTTTAGCTGACTGTATGGTAGTCATTGACGATGTTCCGCCTCGTCTCCAAATTTTCCAATTTGCTAGTCGAGGACTATTGTCAGTACCGTCGTCTTCAGTGTAATTAGTCTGAACATATAGTTGTCCAACTTTTAAGTTTGCTCCTCCGCCAACTTTATCAAGGCCTGCGACAGCAAAGTTGTTATCTGGATATAAAGGTGCATCAACTCTTTCCCATGCTAGAGTTGCTTCGTTCCAACGCTTAACACGGAAACGTGCTCCTAAATTTGGCTCAGTTGTTTTAATCCATACAGAACCTGTAGGGCGGGGATATTGTGCTGAACTCTTAAATTCTGGAACATTTGTATGCTTAGAAATTTGTAAACGTGGAGAGTAATATGTGCCAGTAGCAATGCCCATTGCTGCTAATACTGCCACACTTTTTGCGTCGGCCGTGTTATCACCGCTTGTATCAACAGCAATAACAAATGCGTTGCTATTAACATCTTCGTGGTTGCCTCCGTTGCCTTTTCCATCATGATAAATTTCTAGCTTGCCGTTGACTACCGATGCCTTGATTGGAGTTAACGCCATAACTGTATTAATAGAAGTAACAACTGAATCTAAATCCGTACCAGATGTTATTACTTGACCTGCGATAAGAAAAGTACTTCCAGAAACTAATGTTGGATTGATTGCAGTTCCTGTCACTGCTGGCCAGCTATTATACCAGTCTGCAGAACCTACCTGTACCCAATTACCTAATGTTTGTCCAGGAGCTGTACCACGGCTTCTATACCATAGTGTGTTAGGATGCTCTGTAGTTAATGCTGGAGTGTCAGTAGTAGTGTCAGTCACAACAACTGCGTAATCGCCAATTGAACCAGAAGATGCTTTTGGACCTCCGGTCATTTGATCAACTTGTGTAGAATCTGTTATGACACGTGGAATTTTGTTTACAAATTTTTGTCCGTTTTTAGTTGTTGCAGGTGCACCATTCCATTCAAAAATACCAAACGATGAAATTTGTGTATCAAACCAATGTGTGCCGTTTGCAGGTGTTGCATCTGGCTCTGAAGCACGAGCGTCTAATTGACCTAAGTCAATATCTGCACGTACAACATAAGCACGATTATTAACGCCTAATAAACTGTATGCGGCTTGTAGACCGTATTCGTTTTGCTCACCAGCATGTACTGGATTATTGCTTGCGTCTGTCTTGAAGATTGGATCACCGAAAGTGTCTCCAAGATCTCTCTGACTTGTTAGAAGATAAACTTCTCCAGCGTTAGCTTTAAGTGTACCCGGGGCGGTTCCGGTTGCTCCGCTGTTTGCTTTATTTTCTGCAGTGGCTACAATAACTAACGGTACTGTACCTGGGGCTGCTGGGGTATAAAATGATTCGTCAATTACTTTGACTTCTACGCCTGGTGAACTTAATGCCATCTTTGGAATCTCCTAAGGTTTTTGTTCTACTAGTATTTATTGATAAAATCTAAAAACGGCTAGTTATAACCCACCAAAAAGGTGTCAAAAAGGGCAGCTAAATACAATATGACTAGATCATTGTGTGGATGCGGGCTTAGACCTGTTGCTATTAACTATCGTAAGGAAGGTAGAGTGTATTACCGCTCTAAATGTGAAGCCTGCGCTCGATACGGAGGAGTAGGCAAAGGTATGCCCAAATGGTACCAAGACGGTTATCGCATGAAGTCAGAATGCGATAAATGCGGCTTTAAAAGCAAGTATAAAGAACAGTTTAATGTATTCCATGTAGACGGGAATCTAAATAACTCGCGTCCTTTAAATCTTAAGACTGTGTGTGCGAACTGTCAGAGGATACTTCATAAAGAAGGGGTTCAGTGGAAGCAGGGTTCTCTAAAACCAGACTTTTAACTTGTAAGTACAGATCGTCAATGCTAGAGTTATTATCTAATAGCATGTCAAACTTAGTGCCAACCCAGGCAGTTTCGCTAGCATGAATGCCTAGTTTTTGCATACGTACTTTGGCAGTCATATAGTTCATACAACGGTCTCCTGCATTCATATCCACAGCGTCATTATACCATTCAGGTTCCTCACCTCGAACAACACGAACTACTATGCCGCCAGCATCCTTAATTGATTTAATTTCGTTAGGAAAACGACAGTCTGAAATAACAATGTCATCAGTACTATTACGGAGTTTGTTTTCTAGGCTTGCAATCCAGATATCGTCATGGAATGATTTGCGGCATACTTCTGTGCCCCAATATTGTAGTACCCAACGTGGAGTTAAATGTGGCATTTCTAAGCGTTCGGCCCACCAATGATCAACTTGCTCTCGCCATTCACGTGCTTGTTTAGTGCGACCTTCTAACATGGTTCTGTCCCAGCCGAATACATGTGCTACGGCATCCTTTAAACTATTGGCAAAACTTTCTCGCCTAAATCCGTGAAAGTTAGTAAGATAGTCAGCAACTGTATCTTTGCCAGAACCAATAAACCCGCAGACGCCTATGATCATAAGAAACCTCGTAAAGTAGTGTTAGTATATAACACTTTTATTACAAGGTCAAGAAATTTATACGCCGTATTTGTTCGTTTTACGTTTAGCAACTGGGCTTGATACATTTGTTCCGGCAATCTCTTTGCTACGATCTCCACTCCAATTTTGAGCAGATCCGCCACCGATTGCTTTGGCCGCGGCATTAACAATGTCCATCTCTTCTTTAGTATAAGTTGATAACAATGGGTCCCCACCAATCCAATTGTCGGCATTCATCTTTGTTGGATAATCTGGTGCTCCAGCCATTGCAATTCCCATGCGCCACCCTAGATATGCACTACCTGTACTC